ATACCGTCAGGGGATTGCAGCGCCAGGCTGGTCGTGACCAGGGCACCGCTGACTGCACCACCACCGGGGACGGGGGAGTCGCCCGAGTTGTAGAACGTGTTGCCGATCATGACTGACCGGACGTTTGCGTACCCCACACCAATGAAGTCGATGTTCTTGGTACTCGACCCCGCAGTGCCTGTGTAGCGACGGAACCCGTTGCCGATGGCAGCGAAGTCGCAGTACGAGGTCGCACCCAGCACCACGGCGATGTTGTTGGTCGGGTTCAGCAGGACGTTCGGGTAATTGCGAACGAACGTACAGTTGGACACCGCGACCGAGCAGGTTGATGCGATGGCAGTCCCGTCGATGACCACATCGGCAAGACCACCGTTGGACTCGAACATGCAGTGGTCGACGGTCAACTGCTTGGCAATCTCACTTTGGTACCTGTTGCGGATCGCACCACCTGTCGGGGTGTTGATGCCGTCAAACGAGAGGTTGCATCCCCAGATGCCCACGTTCCCGCCAAGGATGTCCACACCAGCGGTACGACAGATGTTGATCGAACAGTGGTCCACCACCACAGCGTTCGGGGGCGATTGACCTCCACCTACCGTAACAGGAGTTGCTTCAGTCAAAGACAGTCCAATATCAGCCTGAGACAGCAGCAGGTCGCGGAATGCGTTGCCAAGGCAGTTGATTGCTTCGACGCAAATCTCATGACCCCTGATGTGTAAGTCCCACACCGTCCCTGATATAACACAGTTCATGTACAGCCCAGTGCCGGTGCCGGGGGCGATGATGTCGCCTGCGATGGTGGTCGCGTTCACCATCTTGATGATCGAGAACCCGCCGATCCATGTCAGCAGGTAGCGGGAGTTGAGTTCTGCTCCGGTGTACCCGCTGAAGTCGTAACTGACGCAGCCTCCTGTCGAGACTGAGGTGCGGTAGTCCAGCAGGATGGTCAGACCCGAGCCAGCCCCGCGCAGGGCGACCTCGTTGCCCGAGTCCTCTGAGGTGGCGTGCGGCCATGTGATCGTCAGGTTGCTGGTGATCTTGTACCGACCCGGTGGCATGTACACGATCCCACCATTCCCAGCGCCTTGGAACTCGTCAATCGCGGCCTGGATCGCAGCAGTGTCATCTGTGGTGCCATCGCCAACGGCACCGTAGTCCTTCACGTTGATCATCTGGCGCAGCTTGTCCTGCACCGTCTGGGTCGTGGGGCTGCTGACACCAGAGGACCAGCCGATCAGGTCTGCGCCACCCGAAGCAGCAAGGGTCGCCAGTGTGGCTGCAACCGTGGCGGCATCAGCGCCGTTCAGGTTGTCCACGGTCCAGACCTCGACATCCACAGAGGTCTTCAGGACCATCTTGTACATGCCCGTACCGAGCCACACAGACGCCTCACCACGGGAGTCCAGAATGACCGGGTTCGCGTTGGCAGTGCCACCACCATAGTTGGTGTAGCTTGCCAGCGGAGTGGTCGTTCCAGCGGCATACGTGTACAGCTTGCCACCCGACAGGGGCGCACCGTTCGCGTCGAAGAACTGGAGTTTGGGTTGGGGTGCGATGTTGGTTGTCATAGTAGTCCTACCGAGTACATGGCGAAGGTGGCATTGGGGCAAGTGGTCGTGGTGAAGGAACTCCCCGCACCAATCTCAAGGCGAAGCACATGACCAACCTGTGAGGATGAGACTGTGAACGGTATCACTGCGCTGAACGTGAACCCCACGAGGTCAGGGGCCACGAACGGGGTGATCGCCACATTGGTCAGCGCCGCAGCAGCCGTCGTGTCATAGACCCGCATCGCGAAGATTCGACCCAATGCACTCGAATCAAACTGGAGAGATACGTTCATGACGAACATGTAGTCCCCCGCGTAGGCAGGGGTCAGCGTCCCGTTGGTCAGGTCAGTCGTCACACCGCTGCCGGATGTGAACCCGCTGGCATCGTACCCTGTGATCGCCACGTAACTGGCACCCAGCGTCCCGATGGTCTGAGTGGTCGAGTACTTGCGGATCGACCCGCGCCGGGTGTCGGTGGATGAGGTTGTCTGTACGGGAACGAACGGAGGTGCCAGGGTCAACCTCTGCATGTCCGACACCAGCGAATCAACACGCTGGAGAATCCCGAGGGGGTCGATGGGGGTCAGAACATCCGGCAGGACCATCTCGGGGTACGAGGGGATGATCAAGTCCTGTGGTCGTTGCTCGGGAGAGCCGGGGATCAGGGCAGCATCGTCCGTTGGCACCGGGTACGCAGGCAGAACCTGCAACGCGGGGTCATCTGACGGGGTGACACTCTGACACACCGGGCACACAGACCCCATCCCTTGCAGATCAACGTCGATCATGTATGGTTGGGTTGTGGGGGTCAACTGGAGGTCAGTCCACGAGGCATCCGTGGTGCCGCTGCCCGTCAGGGTGAATAGGTTCAGGAAGAACCTGTACCACTCACGCGAAATCAGTCCGGTACGCTCATCAATGAACGGGACACGCGGGGCGGGAATGCTCGTGACATTCATTGCCGGGTGGGCGACAGGATCAACTGCGCCCCCATGATGGTGATCTTCACCGGGTCAGTCCCAGACACCTCGTACACGCGATCCCTGATCTTCATGGTCATGCCCAACCTGCGCCAGAAGGTCCGGTACCCATACCTGCCGATCTTGCCCATGCTGGACCAATGCTCGTTGGACCATGTGTGCCCACCGTCATCCGACCAGCGGAGCATCACTTGAGGGTCCGACCCCTGTCCCGTGTTCAGGCCGACGCCCGTTTCGCAGTCCAGTTGCAGGGTGTGCTGTGCGGTGCGGTTCAGGTCGTTCTTGCCCGTGGGCAGCGCACGCCAGGACCGGAGCCAGCGTTGGATCGAGCCGTTGTCGGCGTAGACGTTCAGGTCGAAGGCATAGACGTTCGAGTTCTCGAAGTCCCCGATGACCACCTCGCCGTTGTAAGCCATCTGACAGTTCCCCCGGTGGCGCACAAACTGACCCTCGTGGAACCCTGCACGCTCGTGCCACAGTTCCGTGGAAACGTCATAGACCCATGTGGTGTCTTCAGAGGGGAACACCAGCACGTAGAAGGCATGACCGTCCTGCTGGTACGTGTACCCGATGGCATCCGAGATGTCACCGTACTGCTGAATCTGCCACTCGACAGCATGGGTCGAGATGCGCTTGCCGGTGTACCCATTGGAGCGATAGACGATGCCCTGACCACGGGAGTCCGCCCCGAGCCAGAATAGACCGTTGTCCAGCTTGGCGACCGAGTAGGCAGCGGCAAGGCCAATCTCATTGAACGCGCCCTGGATGCGCTGGAGGGGGAAGTCCGCGCTTCCCGCGTCATACCAGACCTCGATGGAGTTGGTTCCGAACAGCCATGCCTCCCGGTGGTCCACGATGGCAGCGACCAACTGGTCGGGGGAGCCTTCGGCGCTGGCGAACTCCAGCGGGTCGATGGCAGTTCCGTCCAGCAAGCTCGTGACCCAGACCTTCTGACTGTTCGGTTCATTGAATACGAAGTACCCGTCGAGGTAGCCGACCGTCACCGCGCCGGGGAAGTCAGTGTCGGCAATCTGGGCAAACTCCTCAGTGGTCGAGTTGTAGATGAAGCTGGGGCCATTGCAGGCAATGAACATCTGCGTCCCGTTGTCCGCGATGCTCACGGGTCCGGTGCCAGACAGGTTCCCGATGTACAGGGAGGTCCAGTCCGGGTTCAGCCGGTACAACTCCTTGCCGGATACCACGTACCCGTAGTCCCCCATGCGCCACAGTCCTCGGATGGGACCATCGCCCACCGTAGCGAGGAGCCGCAGGCCGGGTGCTCGGTTCAGGAACGCTGCCTCCTTGCCACCTTCGGGGATGCCCTCGGCAAAAAGGTTGACCATACGCGAGTCCGCAGCATTGACGCTGCGTGCAACATAGGAACCCCCGAGGATGGGCGTCTTCATCAGTAGTTACCCGCGAAGATGTTGAACCGCTGGCGACTGACCATGATGGCATACGGGATGCTCATGATGTCACCCGGACCATTCTGGCTCTTGAGGTTGCGCTTGGACACCATCGCAATCTGGGACACGGTGCGAGGAGGCTCAATACCAAACTCAGCGGCAATCTCACGGGCGAGGTTGTACCGGAACGCACGCAGGTAGCCGGGAGGGAACGCCAACTCAGTGGCAAGGGTCGCAGGCTGGCTCAGTTCCTGAACCGAGATGAAGTGCCACTCCAGCGCCCGAGTCGGCTTCGGGTAGATGGTCATTGCAATATCGGGATACTCCATGTTGATCCACATGACCTGTGGATAAGTGGAGGTCACGGTCTTGACCGCGATCCCGTCGTACTGCTGTTGGTTGATGAACTTGATGCCGTAGGAGACACCCGTGGACGCATCCCGGTAGTACGTGGAGTCATCAAGCGCCACAGGGCGCAGACCCACGAAGTCACCCGTAGGCCCGAGGGTCTGGGTGATCTGGTCAGAAGGCCATGTGAAGGTCTGGTCGATGGTGTTGTAAATCATCAGACGCTCGGTGTTCCACGAGTCGATCATCTGATTCATCGCCATCAAGGCATCGGCAGATGTTTCAGCGGAAGGGACTTCGCCTTCGGCCAGCGCACCGATCAGTCGGAGCGATCCATTGATGATTTCACCCGCTGATGCCATTCTCTGCTCCTTCGACGGG